CACATGACTCTCTAAAGAGTCCACTGATGCAGCTCTTGTCACGGTTTATTTTTAAACCAAATGACTCAAGCTGTTCCATAGCGTCGACGGCGTAAGCCGTTGGGACTATGACATCATCCCCATACACATAAATACGCTCACGCGTATATGCGTCGGGTGCTGCGGACGTGAGGATAGACCAAATGGTTAGCGCCATGATTGGAAAGCATAAACAGCTTCCCATAGGTGCAAACTTCTTTAGTTCTATTTCCTTACCATCCGGCAGCACGGTAGATGAACTCCTACAAGCCATCAGGTACTCATATATATGAGCCGGATAGAGTAGGCGAACCAGACCAACGGAAACGCGATCGCTAGCCTCATTGAGGTCTAACGTTGCGTACTTACCCTCAATGGACCCAATACGGGCACCATTGCGGTTAGGCTGTTGGTCTGTGAAGAACACGTTATCCATTGTTAATGGATGGTGTTCCAACAACTCCACGATAGCCCCGCCCAAACCTTGCTGGATCCATTGATAATCAACGGGTTCGCAAGAGATGAGACGAGGGCCACGAGAGTCCTTCGGCACGAGTATTACTCGAGCCGGTAGGCTCTTTTCCTCAATGGTATTCATGCCATTGAATGAATCACAGACATGTCCTAATGATGCGTAAAAATACTCATCAAGGGGATATTTGTCTGTGATTTTCGCCGAGACATTAGTCCACACGTACTTCTCCCAAAGTTGTTGTTTTGTAGCAACAGCACCGGGGCCGTGACGTGGGGCAATGTCTTTCGGGTCAAAACGAGAAAAGACGTCCGATAAAAGACGTCTTGCCTCGCGCGCTACCTTAACCTGGGAATCAGTTTTAAACCTGAGGCTTCGGTTATGAGTAGTTTTGTTAAGAGTAGACTCGAGTTCTTCAAGCCTACAGTTAACGGAGGATAAGTCATCTTCGGTTTTGACAAACCGATCGATAACTTGTTGTTCTTGTTCAACTGTATAAGGCAGTTCATATTTGTAATAAACAAATAAGATCTGTCGAATAACTTCGACGCTCTGCTCACATGGAACAGGAAGGAGTGCACCGTCTGGTTGGAATACACGACTAAACAGCTCACCGAAAAGTTTCGGCAGCTGACTGTCAGGCATCGGTGTGAACCGAAGCTTGACTGCGTTTAGACGTGGACCTCCTGCAAGAGCCTTGTCAAAGGCCTTGCCCAAACGTGGCAGGGTTTTCGTTAGAAAACCCAATCCTTCTTGCTCTGTGCGACGTAATACCTTAGTAAGGGTATTTCGCCGTGCAGAGGTGTTAAACACCGTTCCACATGACGTAAAGACGTCGTGAAGCAGTGCTGCGATGATTTTACTGTCATCTAGGCTTTTAGAAGGGACCATATGGTAACCTTTCCTAGAGCCAAGCATACACTTCACGATCCTTTGAACTCTCAAACCAAAGATAAGCTTGTTATGACTAACAAACAAATCAATGCATCGTTTCTCCCAACAATAGCAAACGGCGAAGTGCCCCGTACTTTTGGTACGAAGGCAATCGCTGTAATGCTACTAATGGGCGATGAGTATCCAACTAATAGTGGTGCACCTATTCTGGGCATGCCTACGGATTCAATCGACGGTTACGGACTAAGAAGAGAGGTCCATTTAAGACCTCAAGACTTAGCCAAACCGTGGACTGGTCCGGAGATATGGTCCATAAGCGTGCAGCCATACGTTGGATAATCAAGATGCGCACCTAGAACACAACAAAGGCCGGTCGAATAATTCGACCGGCCCGTCTGTGTCCAAGAGGACTCAGTTAGAAGTCGGCAAGATAGATACCGGTTTTGCAACCGGCATCGCTTGAGGACTGACAACCGCGTCCTGGACATGCAGTTTAAGATCCTTAATCGCACACCCGCCCATTGATAGTAAGGCTTCAATTGCCGCTAAGGCAATCA